TCCCACGGCTTACCGCTCCGCCACCGTGGAGCAGGTGCTCAAGGATCAGGGCATTGCAACTCCTATCCGTGTGATGGGCGAGCAGCACCTAGGGGCTTATAGGGTGCAATCCGACACGGTAGCAAGTCTTCTAGGGCAGCTCAAGGAACAGGGCGTTCGGAGCTTCTTCCGCTACGAGAATGGCGAGGCAGTGCTCTACTCTGGCGTCCTCTTTGACCATGAGGTCGGGCAGTCCGCTCGGCAGGTCATCGCCTCGGGAATAAACCTCATCAGCGACACCCAGCTCAAGCAGCAACACGCTGACACCCTCCGCCTAAAAGTCAAGGCGGTATCCCTCATGCCAGAAGGGCGTAAAGGACCAAAGAAAATCAAGGTGGAGGTAGGTGATCAGGATGGCGAGCTACGCACCCTACACACCTACAACAAGAGCGAGAGCGAGCTACGCAAGTGGGCGGAGCAAGAGCTCCAGCGCCTCAAGCGAGATGGACTCACAGGTAGCGTTACCACCTTTGGCTACCGCCTCATCGATAAGCTCGACCACGTGGCTATACGCCTCGAGGGGAAACGTATGGGGGTATATCAGGCAAAGAAAGTAGTGATTAAATATGGCTCGGAAGGTCTCCACCAAGAGGTTACTCTGGGCAATAGAGTAGCAGATTGATATGAGCGATATAGCATCGTTAGTTCGCCATCTGTCGGGGCGTCAAGGCTCTGTAATTAAGGTCTGCGAGGTTACCAGCGTGGATCGCTCAGCGCGCACCATTGACGGCCAGCCCTTGGATGAGAGCGCCCCTATCCTTGGGGCGACCCTGCAAGCAGATGGCGAGGGTAAAGAAGGGATCACTCTCTATCCCAAGAAGGGTGCACTCGTTATCGTCGCTCTTGTGGATGGTACACCTCTCGGGGCTGTCATCCTTACTGACGAAATCGACGAGCTCGATGTAAAGATAGGCGACATGAGCGTGCAGATCACCAAAGCTGGCATCCTCCTTAATGAGGGCAAGCTCGGGGGGCTTATCAAGGTGGAAGAGCTGACAACTAAGCTCAATGCCCTAGAGCGAGAGGTGAACGACCTCAAGCAGGTGCTCTCCACCTGGACACCCGTGCCTCAGGATGGAGGCGCCTCCCTAAAGGCGTCTATATCCCCCTGGGCGGGAAAGCAACTACAACTCTCCAAGAGGGGAGATTACGAGGATACAAAGGTTAAGCATTAGTAAGATGATAGGTATTCAGATAGACCCCATAACAAACGACCTCGCCCTACCAGAGGGGCGTATGGCTCTTGGTGAGGTAAGGGAGCAGACAGCGCAATTTCTGCTTGAGGGTGTGCCTGCTACCCCAGGTGGGGCACCGCCCTCCTTTGGCGAATATCCAACACTTGGGCTAGCTATCCGGCGACACCTCGGCGGTCCCTTCGACCCAATGTTTCCAACAAAAGCAGTAAAGATGATGCGCCACTGCCTCATTCCCGTAGATCATATCACCCCCTCTGCTGAGGGGTATAATATCATATTCAAGGACTAGCACATGGCACGGACAATACAAGAAATTCGGCGCTCTATTAGCGAGGCATTCATCGCTGACTCTACTATCCAAGCTGGCTATAAGCTAACGCCCGGTAAAACCTTTGAGGAGCAATTCTCTAAGGTGTCGCTCGAGGCGATACTCTTCTGGGTCTTTGCCTCTGCCATCTACACCCTCGAGGTGCTATTCGACGAGCACAGAAAGGAGGTAAAGGAGTTAGTGGCGGAGGCTGAACCTCATACTCTGCTTTGGTACACACGGAAGGCAAAAGCCTATCTTCATGGGAAATCCCTGCTTCCGTACAGCGACAAGTACGACACGTCTAGTATATCGCCAGAGGAGATTGAAAAGCTCCGAGTGGTTCGTTATGCGGTGGCTTCTGAGTATAACTCTGTTGTATACCTAAAAGTGGCAGGTGTGGATGATAAAGGCAAACCCTCTGTGCTTGGAGATAATATTCTTGTGCCCCTGAGGGCATACATGCAGCAGATAAAAGATGCAGGTGTGCCTGTCCGGGTGATTTCTTCTCCTGGGGATGAGCTTCGTCTCACCCTCGAGGTGTACATGCAACCTGTGCTTCTATCTCCGAAGGGCAAACTGAGCGAAGAGCGAGATAAGGCTATCCGAAAGACGGTAGAAGACAATATCGCATCTCTCCCCTTCGACGGAGTGTTCCGACCCTCCGACCTTGTCGTAGCCCTCTCTCAAATCTCCGGTGTTGAGTCATCGGTGGTGTCGTCAGCCTCCTCCGCCCCCGCTGGCTCGGATAAATGGCTGGGTATCTCTGGCTACCATCGCCCACATTCAGGTTACTACCACCTCGATACACTAAATATAGTATATAAGCCTTATGAGCCATTTAGAAGCCTTTAGGGTGAACTGGACGAAAGTCATTGCCAGCTCTCTCCCGTCCTTTCTGCGAAAACCGCTAATTATGGCTATCCTCATGGCGTGCTTGTCTCCGGTGACGCGTCTCTATGATAAGTTTATGAGGAGGCGAAGCAAGAATCTCTACAAGATACAGCATAACGGGCAGGTGTGCTCTCTGCTTGGTGTCTTAGAGGAACAGTACCCCTCAGCTATTGGGGTGAAGTACAAGATTGAAGATGTACGGCAGCAGGGTAAGATTGTGTACACCCATAGCGAGGGAAAGAAGGATGTCCCTAGAGCAGTGCCAGAGGCGAAGGCTGAACCGCTATTAACTAGTGGAGAAGTGAAGAGGATAGAAACGTCAAGATTTCTTGTGTTCGTGCCTGAGGATGTCTATGACAAACAACTCTCAGATGTGCAATGGCTGGTGCAGAAATACAAATTGCCTACGAAGCACCCTATTTTTATACGTTTGGAACGGTAATTAATCACATATTAAACCCCATTAAAACTATGAATATTGCTAACTACACGGGCGCCACTAATGGTGCAGGAGAGGTTGGTCAGTACCCCCTATCTACAGAAACACTAGACTTCATACAGAAGCAAATACTCCTATTGCAGAGCTTTTCGCATATCACTGGTGATCCTCGACCATGGGTTATCAAAACGACAGGTAGCAACGAAGATGGGCTGCTTGCTTATAATGGTGAGCTGCTAACTATCGAGGCGCTGCACGAGCCCATGCGTAGCGACACAGAATATCACTTCTACCTCATTGAGGAGAAGCAGGAGATTGTCACGCAAGAAAATCGCTTTGTCGATGCCCGTGTACGGCGGTTTGTCCGTGTGGGCAAAAAGGATGAACCTCAAGGGCAAGACCTCGGTCGTGCATACGGTGAAACGGATAATGTGTACACCTTAAACACTCCCACGCTGGATGATTTGAGGAGGAAGGCAGAGGAGTTTGCATTTATCACCCCGACAGAAGATGCTAGCATTATCACCGATGCGAAGCTACCGCAACACAGAGAGGTTTTGTTGTCGGTGAAAAAGGTAGATCCCTCTCTTATCGCTCCTATGAGTGTTGTCGAGGTTGATAAGGCTATGGTGACTACCCAGACACTCCAGGGTAGTAACAAGAGCTTCATGCAGACGCTTGAAACAGTCGATGGTGTGAAGTATAGACGAGTGGTGATTGCTAGCGATGAGGTGGCTAAGTATAATAAGCTGGGAGTGGAAGGTTATGGATGGCGCTGTCTGCCTAACCAAATTGTAGGCTCAGCTCAGGTTGCCATATTGCCCCAAACACGAAGTATCCATATCACACAGAATAGGGGGATCCTTGAGGGTGCAGTAGCCAACTTTACACCTGAGGGTGTGGTGAAAATGCTAGTGAAACATGTATCTCTGTTGAAGGGCGCTGCTCTTAGGGTAGAGGTTTATACCGTGTTTGACCCTGCTCCAGGAAAGGGGCAGCCAGTTGTGTACGCTTCTTTGGCTTCTGATTCGATTTTCCTGTATAAATATATCGAGCAGTATGAACCACTGGCAACCACATTCCACGTAAAGCTTATAACTGTATAGGCTTTAATATAGAGAGCGGGGGACAGGTGACTGCCTCCCGCTCTCCTCTGTAGTAATAGGATTGACAAATCACCGTGATGGTGATTTCGCCACAAAGGTAGTGATATTTCGTGGGTGCTACAAACTCTACAGCTTGTCTGTGAGCTTGGTTGTCAGGTGCTTGATGTGCTTCGCCTGCTTCTGTATAATGTCGTCCTTCTCTGCTATAAGCTCCTCTAGCGCTTTCACCTTTAGGGTGAGCTGGGTGCCGTGATCACTCATGTCACCCTCTCCGCTCTCTACCCAAGATTTGCGGATGGCTGGGAAGGCAGCGAGAATAGTACTGACATCCCATGTATCTCTCACTCGCCAGTTGTATATGCGCTGCTTTGAAACACCTAGCTTGCCCGCTAACTCTGTGTCGCTCTGTATGTCCTCTAGCTCTTTGATGGCATCGAGGCGCTCTCCGATGCTTAGTTTCTTATTCATATGCATGTTTACTTTATTCATGTGCAAAGGTAAACAAAATAGGTGACACTCAAATCTCCATGCATTAAATAACCTTTATATAGATGTGGTTGTGGCGAAGAAAAAGTTTTTACTCAAAAATTTGGCTGAGTAAAAACTTTGCCTTACCTTTGTAGTGTCAAAGGGATAGACCTGGCGACACTAACTCATAAATAGTAATAGGATTATGAAGACAACAATCGATGGAGTAGAATTCTTCTCCGACAGAAACGACAGCAGAGCACTAGTAGCTTACAACACTCCAGAAGGTGCAGAAACACTGGAAGATGCAAAGTTCATCGCCGAGAAGCGCCTTGAGAGCTACATTGAGCAAGAGCCAGACAATGGATACTGGAGCATCGAAGTCGAAAGCAAAGATGGGCATCGGGTGGAGTTTAGTTGGTCATCCGAGGGCTGTAGCATCGAAGGTGATGAGTTCATCACGACACGTATAGATGGTGAGCGTCTATATGATCACAATCTTGCCGACAACATGCGCCTCGCTTGTCAATTAGGTGACGTCAAGGAGCTTCTCTCCTCGATGGATGACGAGGAGTGGCAAGAAATAGGGATAGCGTGGTTTAATGAGTACATAGCCAATTTCGCCGCTCGCTACCCAGATAGCTTTACACAAGAGCAACGCGAAGAGGTAAAGCGTGTCAGCGATATGCTCAAGGAGGCATAATATATAGCTGCATTATAAGAAGCTCCCCGCATAAATATTTGTAACCTGCGGGGTTCTT